CCTTGAAACATTTGTTTTAATCTAAAGAATTCTTCAAATGTAATTATTTTGTAACTATCTCTATCCATACTCCTGGATTCTTCTTATCATATGTGTATTGCTCAAATGCAGGAATTATAAACTCTGCATTATCATCTTCTATCCAACCATACTTAACCATATCATCTTGCACTGTTTGTGCAGGATTTATATAATCAAACTTATGGCGGCTGCCTCTAATAAATTCAAAAGATATCTTTACTGGAAGCTTATGCTTCTTGAGTTCTTCTTTAAACTCTTCAGTATATTTAAGATAAATATCTTTAGTAGCTTTTCTGTAATTCATTACAGCTTTACTAGCAATAAAGTATTTACCTGTCCATCTTCTTCCATTCTTACTAGAAGGTACGTTTCCCGGTATAAACCATTTCATATATTATTTATTTAAGGTCTCTTTTAATAATGGCTTTAGCATACCATGTACTTGATCAAAGCCATGTTCTTTCATAGCATCTGATATGTCTTTACATATAGTTGGTACAAAACCGTGGATTTTATATTCTTTTAAATATACTTCCACAGCATGCTTACCTGCATCATCATTATCAAATAGAGTGATTACTTTTTTATATTTCTTCTTCAGGTGCTCTATAATATGAGGTTTAATCATAGTATTCTCTGAGTCAGGGCTGATAACTTCTATGTTATAACCCATACTCTTTAAGCACATTGAATCTTTAAGTGATGAACAAATAACTAAATAAGGTTGGTTATACTTTAGCTGGTCTTTACCTTGTAAATAGGGCTTTGCTTTATAAAATTTGTATTTCTTACTAAAAGGTTGATACATTTTATAAACTTCACCATTCTTATCAAAGTAACCATAACACCATTTACTACCTATAGTTAGCTTTCTAATTTCACCTGAATCATCTTTAATTAAATTATAATAATCAATTGGTCTGACGTTGTACTCTTCAAGCATAGTTTTACCTATTCTAAAAGATAACCAAAACTTCCTATCCTCAGTGGTCCATTGTCTTTCTTTAATAAAGTCAATCTTCCATCTTGATTGAGGAGTAAATTTTTGTTGTACATATTCTGATGATTGCACGTACTTGTTGTAATCTGATGTAATTTTTGTCATTGCACCATGAAAATCTATATTAAACATTAGTTTAACTAGATCTACTTTATTACCACTTCTACCTGTTGAAAAGTCTTTGAACTTATACTGCATTATAGATTTATCTACATATATGCAAAAGCTTGGCGTTCTTTCATTAGGATTAAAAATAGATTTAATCTTAATATCTTGACCAGTAAGCTGTTCAGGAAGATCTAAGTAATATTGAAACACCCAAGTACTAGGTACATCTTGTCCTTCTCCAACGATGTTTTTTGTATTAAACATAAAACCAAAGATATTAAAAAGAAATGGGCCCAGCAATACACTGAGCCCACTCTTTCTAATTGGAGATATTAAAGTTCAAAGTCAGATCCTGCAGTAGGAGCTGGTTCAAAGTTATTAGCTGGTGGTGCATCTTTCTTTACAAATGGTCTGAAATGATTAGAATCATTTTTATCAAATTGTACAAGATTAGAATTTTCTACATCAAGAGCTTCTAGAGGAACACCCATTCTGTTTCTCTTTGGTAAGAATAGATCATTATTTACATAACCTTCTCTATTTTCCCACTCACGTGCACCTAAGCAAGCATTAATATAACCAGTGCCTGAACAAATTTTTGCAGCCTTTATCATAAAGTCTTCAATTGTATTTGCCTCAATAGCATCAAGCTCATCTCTTTTACCAACAACTTCAGCTAAGAAAACCATTGCTTTCAAAACTTCAGTATCACGGCTAATTTCATTACCATTTGCTAATGTAGCATCTTTAAATGGATATGGAGAAAATCTTACTCTACCAACTTGACCTTCATAACGTGGTCCGTTTACATCATTAACATCTTTAAGAAAACCATTAAATTCTCCATCAATAGGTTCACTTTCTACATGTAATGTAATATTATATGCATTTACATCATATGGTGTTTGATCAAATGTTATAGAATTAATTTTTACTTTTTGATTTCCTGTTCCAATTACTGGTTTAGTTCCACCTGATCCGGTAGACATGTCTTTAGTACTTAACATAATTTACTTTTTTTAATTATTAGTTTATTTGTTGTATTCTTCAATACAACTTGTTACAAATTGCAGGTCATTTTTGATAAATCTATCTTCAAACATACCCATTGGTGATTTACATGTGTTCTCTCCATTGTTTTGAGTTTCAAAACCATATTCAAGTTCACCATCATCATTTTTATTTACTTTTCCAAATAAAACAATTGAGAATAAGCCTTCCAAAGTTAAAGTGTTGTCAATCATTTTGCCAACAGTTTTAGCTTTAATTTTTCTATTCCCATTAATATCAGTTGACTCTTCTGAGTGAGTTAAGAAAATAATAGTTAAGTCATCTCTGAGATCTTTAGGTAGCTTAGCAACTTGTGCTAAGTTAGCTGCAATCTGAGTAAACTTATCATATCCTTTTTCATTAGCTCTATCAAAATATTCAAAAGAACTCATATATTGCCAATCATCAACAACAATAGTTTTGATATGGCCCATTTTATCATTTACATGACGCATTGCCTTAATAATACCCGGAGCTGTAGCAGCTGAGGTAAGATTACCTTTAGGATTATCTTTAGTTATCTGAGTATACTTACTCTTCCAACCTTTAAAAGGTAGAGGTTTATTTGCTATGTTTATAATGAAAGTCTCTTTGGGATCTAATGTTCTGATTGAGGTTGACTTTCCTGTACCTGAATCAGCAATTACTAATACGCTGTTTGCCATGATTTATTTATTGAATTTATTGATTACTTTAGTTAATGTGATTAATGTTTGATTAATTTCTTCTAGTTTATCTATAAGTGCAGTATTAGCACCTGCATCAGGATTTGGTAAATCAAATAATGTTTTACCTATATCTGATACAAACTTTGGTTCTTCTATAACAGAATTACCTCTTGAAGTTATATCATTAATAACTTTTAATTCACTTACAGGTATAAGATGCCTTTGAAACCCTGAACTTGAAGTAACTAATTCATATTCTGATTTCCAATGCGGATTAGTTCTATGCAAATATAATGTTCTTTTTGGATCTTCAGATTCATAATCTATACTTACAAATTCAGTGTAAATGTCTTTATCTTTCTCTAGCTCACTAGGAAAGAATGATACATATAACTCATCTTTACCTTTAGGCCTATAAGCCATCTTTGGTATATACAGTGCATGCATAGTACCTACTGTTTGAAAGTAGTCTTCATGCTCTTCTCTTAATTTATTTACTTTTTGTTTTCTTTCTTCAGGAGTTAATCCCATAATTTCTGTATTTAATTTTTTAGTGCTTATCATCTGCGTTCTTGTTGTCCAGGAGTAGGCATTTCTGCAATCTGCATCTTTTCAAATTCTGCTTTGAAAAAACTCATTCTTGCATCACCATTTCTAGCTTTTAAGAAATGCAACACCAATGTCCTATCATTTTCTATTATATATCTATCAGGCCCATAATACCTAATCTTTTGTTTAGCCGGGCGGTTGATACCAATTAACATATCTGCATGCTGAAGCATTGCATCTGAACCAAATATATCTGACTCAAGAATATAATTACCATACTTACCATCAATTGCTCTATCAGGGTTATCAATATTTCTATTAAGTTGTGATAGTGCAATAAATAAACAAGGATAATCTCTCTTACATTGTGTAAAAAACTCACCTAATTCAAATAACATATCTAATGAATTGTTTTGATAAGGTGCTCTTTTTACAAGCATTGTATGATCTAATGTAATTATAGTTTTCTTCCCTTGATGTTTAGTCATATACTGATCAATTTGCTCACGCATTTGATTAACAGTCAGGGGTGTTGATATAATATCTACAGGATACTTTACTCTTTCTTTAGCATACTGATGGCATGTATTTAATGCTTCAGTACTTAAGACAGATCCAGCACTACATAATTCTTTATATGTTTTACCGGTTATAGAACTAAATTCTCTAATAGCTGATGTTCTACCAACCATTTCAAATTGAAATTCAAGAACTCTGAAATCATCATTAGGATTAAGCATAAATGATTCACGTATAATCTGATCTTTAATCAAAGTTTTACCTGAGCCAGGTCTACCACCAATAACAGTCAGTGTGTTCCATTCTAAGCCATCAGTAGCTGCATCATTAAATTTAGGCCAAGGAGTATAAATAGATTTCTCTTCTCCTGTTGACCTAGCATACATATATTTTAGTGCATCATTGAAGGCTGTGTATTGGCCCACCCATGCTGGTGTTGGTTTACCCATATTATTTATTTAATTGGTTATACTACATTTTCTTTAAAGTGATCTTCTTCTGTACTTACACCTTCTACTATCATATCACAATAGTCAGCTAAAGTAGAGTGTTTGACCCTGTGTTTATCTTGCTTACATATAAAGTATTGACTTGTCTGCATATACATATAGCCTGCATCTCTATACTCATTTACATACATCTTAGTAGCTTTTTGTACTTCATCCCATGTATGATCATATGTTTCAAAGAACCATCTAAATGCTTCTCCTAAAGCTTTGACATTATTTCTTGCCGGTTTACCGCTTGGTAATTTTTTAGCAGGAAACACTTCTCTATAGTTATTTATCCTTTCTACAAAGTCTTTACCCATTAATTGAATATCAGTCTTTTTCTTAGCTTTAATAAAATAACTGTCTAGAGTAGCACAAATTACTTTGGCTTTATCTGTCATTATATATTGGTCTTCTTTTATTTCTAGAAAACCTTTTTTTACAAGCGCTTCTCTATCCTTTGCTACTGCCTCTGGTAAGGAGATTTTTTGCTTCATACCAAATAGGATCAAGCTCTGGTTTGGAGTCAGGTTTGCTTTCAGTATTTTCTGAAATAGTTCCCACATATTTTTCTAAGTGTTTTAAAGTGTTATCATGAGCATCCATAACTTTTTTATCATTACTGAAAAATCCATTATCTATCATTTTACATGAATTAATAACAGTTGCATGGTTGCGTTTTAAAAATTTACCTATACTAGTCTTACTGTGACCCTCTTTGTGAGCTAAGTAAGACATGACTTGTACATATACAAGATAATCTCTAAGTCTAGTTCTATGTTGTAGACTTTTAATTCTGCTAAATCTTGGTTCATTTTCATGAAGAGCTGCTAAAGCACTATCATGGAATATACCCAATGGAATTCTTTTATTCTTTTCTTGAGGAGTGTAAATATACAATTTTACCCCATAGGTTGTGTAAAAAGATTTTTTAAATTCAGCAATATCTTGCTTCTGGTTAAGGTCCTGGTTATTAGCCATTTATATTATAATTTAAGGTTATCAAAGGTAATAAAATCTACCATTCTATGCAAGTTTTCCCTTGCTTTTCTAGTTCTAGATTAGCTTTATTGAAAACGTCATTACAGTCCCATTCTCCACCTCTATATGCAGCTGATGCAGGGTGAGAACATTTTAAAATTTTACAGTTTGGAATTAAAGTCTGCCATTGCTCTGCCTTTTTACCCATAAGTATAAACACTGTGTTTTTGTTGTGTCTATTTATATTATCAAAGATATATTCAGTAAAGCTTTTCCATATACCATAGTGAGAACCAATTTTATTTATCTCACATGTAAATGCTGTATTAATTAGCAGTACACCTTGGTTGGACCAACGTCTTAAGTCACATTCTTCTGGTGTATACATAACTCTACCT